AACGTACATCGCTCCAAGACCCCCCAACACCACCACCCACGCTAGATAGGAAGGCATTCTCAGTGTAATGCCCGGTAAGTCCTTGTCTGCTGTCCTCAACGTAATTAAGAAAGCAGCTAATAGGCAACCCACGGGTTGTCCCGCCATTAGAAAGTATAGGAGTAGAAAACATGAACCAAAGTTTACTAGCATAGTCATACAGCCTCTGTGCGTGTGCCTCGTCATCTGAAAATGCCTTTGCGGCACGCGCAAAAGCATCTTGCGGGGATGTTTCCCCGTTTACTAAATACCTATCCTGCAGAGTTTTATGACTAAACTCTGATAGGTAACTATCTCTAGCGTATACAATTTCCATTTATTATCCTTGTAAAATACCTGCACACTTACTGTTTATGTCTTTGATATTTTCCTCTCCTATAGCTTCCTCAGCATAGGTTGTTAAATCCATAAGCTCGAAATTTCTTAATAAAACTTCCCTGTTCTCATTTAGAGTCTGAATATGCTTGTACTTACTATTTATAGGACATGCGTCATATATGTCAAATACATTTCCATAATCTTTCAAAAGAGATACAGCTCTTTTCTCACCTATACCTGTAATACCAGGAATATTGTCCCCTTTATCTCCGGTTAAACACTTAATAGTTATGTAGTCTTCTACAGAAAAATCGTGTGTTTCTTCCCAGTTATCAAAAGTGGATTCCTTTCTTTGTATATAAGAAAACCTAGATACAGTAGGCTTTACCAATAAGTCCCAGTCTCTGTCTGAGCTTATTAACCACATGTGGTCTGCCTTTGTATTCGTTGCTAAGTATCCTGCTATATCATCTGCTTCTACACCGCTGTACTGTAAGACAATTTCTTTTTCAGCAAACATATCTGTAACCCGTTTCATTTCTGAGAAGAAGTCTTCAAAGTCTCTCTTCTCTTCGTCTGTTTGGTTTGCATATTTTTGCTTTCTGTCTAACTTATACTCTGGATATATGTTCTTCCTATAAGTACTACTGCCTTTATCACAGGCTATTACTATAGTACCACACTTATAAGACTTAGCCATGGAGTATACTGTATTAGCATAATCATCGCAAAAGTCTGTTCTCTTTGCGTGTTTCCACCTAAATCCTAAATTCAAGGAGTCTATTACTATGACCCTGTTCTTGTCTACTTTGTTTAATTCTTTAAATTGTATTGCCATTAACAAATCTCGGGTTTTCTTGGGTTAACCACTCTTCTGCTATCATAACATAACACTTAAGCTGTGATACATAAAAGTACTTTAATACATTCTCAGGCTTCTCTTCCGTCGCAACAAAGATTTTTGATCTATTGTACTTAAAGAATAGTAAAGGCTTTTTACCCATTAAGTCAGCTTGACTTGTAGATTGTGCCCACCACCCTATAAACTCATTAGACTTATTAGTAAGTATCTTATCATCAAAATGTGACTCTTTATAGTTCTTGACTTCTATACAATAAACCATAGAAGTATCCGGTACAAATAAGTCACCCTTCATAAAAGGCAAAGCCCCTGATAGCGGGACTCTTTCAAAAAGCAGGTCTGTATGCTTTTTTAGTAACTCTTTTACTTGTTTCTCTCCTGCGGCTCCTTTTGCTCTAGAGTCTACCATTATACCATCTCTTTATAATATTCAATATAATCATTCCATCTAAAGTAATCTTTTCTATAATAACACCAAAACCACCCTAAATATAACTGTTGCTCGTGTTCCACTCTGTATCTACCTCCGGGGCATCATATAGCCCCTTTAAGGCTACTAGCTTATTCGTATAATCCGAAATCTTATCTAACTCTTCCTCTATTGTACCCAAAGTGTCTGGATGCTTTGCTACCCCTACGGGGTTATTGATAAGTACGTGTGCATTTACCTGATGCTTTGCTATTTGACCTACTAAGTACAATTCAAGACTTTCTTTAATATCCATATGTTACTCCAGTCTACTAATGTTTTTCTCTTTCACTACTTCTATTTTATCTAATAGAGGATGTGTCCAACCATGAGATACCATGTAAGTATTCAAGTCTTCTTCTGCTAGTAGTACTTCTACTAGCTTTTCTCTGCCTTGCTCGTCCAGAACATTAATTACTTCGTCTAAGAATAGAACATTAAGCCTGCTCTTAGATATACTACTCATTAGCTTTCTTATTGACAGCAGAGTAGCAGTGTTAACTCTAGCGAGTTCTCCACTACTTAGTGCTAGTATATCTACAGACTTTCCATTGTCCGTTAGAGATACGTTTAGCTTATCTTTTTCTACTATAAAAGAAAGACCAAACCTACCATCGCTCAGCTCTGCTAAGTATAAGTTAGTCAAATCTTCTAGTTCTTTAACTAGGTTCTCTAACTTGTACGCAATCAACCCGTTTGTAGAAAAAGCTCTCTTTAATATGTCTAAATTTGACAGTAATTTCTCTTCTTTACCTAAGGCTGCTTGCACGGTGCTAAGCTCAGTCTTTAATTTATCTGCTTGTTCTAAGAATAGCTTAATTCTAGTATTAACTTCTCTTCTACTTTCATTAACCCTTTCTATCTTAGAAATTTCTGTTTTAATACTAGTTATACGACTAGTTATACTTTGTATTTCAGAGGAAATCTCGTTCCCGTCTAAAGCATCTATAGGCACGTCTTTATCGTATAAACCTAATAAATCCTGAAACTCTTTGTACTTTCTATTCTTATTCTCAATAGATTTATTCAACTCTTTAATGCCTAATATCTGTTGATTTAGTACTACAACCTCTTCTTCTGCTTCTTTAGTTTGAGTACTTCTCTTAGTGTTAAGGCTTTCAATTGCCTTTAAATCTATTTCTTGCTTACAGGTAGGGCACTTGCCCTCTAGCTGACTTAGCCCTGCCAATTCTTTAGTATTCTGGGCTATAATACTTTGGTTATTCCCTACTTTTAGCATTAAGCCGTCATAAGAAGAGCTACCTTTAGCCTCTTCCGCAGTCTTTGAGAAATCGGAAGGACTTATATTATTCAATAAGTCTTTATATGTATTGTTTTTTGAAATCCTCTTGTTAGTTTCAAAAATATTTTCAAAATCTTTCTTTAACGAGCGTATTAGTTTCTCGTCTTCTTCTGAAACTTTTGGTAAATCTAACATAGTCTGTGGGATAGTATTCTCAAGTTTATTACTTTCCAACCATTTTTCTACGTTGTCTACATTGGCTCTAAGCCTAGTAACATTCGTAGATATCCCTTTAGATACGTCTTTAAAAGTATTATAGTACTTTTCGTACTCGTCTACGCCAAAAAGGTCTGTTAAGAACTTCTTTCTATTCGCATCTGTAGCTGTTAGAAACTGTAGGCTCGCGCCTGTATTTTGGTAGACTAGCTGAGAAAATGTTTTAAAGTCTAACTTTAAAATCTCTTCAAGAGTCTTGTAAGTATTCGTAGCAGTATGGCTAGAAATATCCTCGTTATTCTTAGTGAGTTTAACTTTAATCGTTCCTCTGCTTCTTCTAACCTCTATCATATATAGATCAACATCTACAGAGAAGTCCAGGGATATATTGTACCCTTTATTGAACTCTCTATTCTGTATATCTGCTTTCTTAATACTTTTAGAGTTTTTATTGAACAGTACTTCTTCTAAAATTAGAGGAATAGAAGACTTACCAGCACCATTCTTGCCAATTAGTTGTGTTAAGTTGTTTTCACTAAGATCAATACTATTTCCAGAACCATAACTGAAACAATTATCCCACTGCAAAGTTTTTAGAGTAATCATGGAATGTACCTAATATGTCCGTTACGTTGTCTGTTTCTAGTTCTAAGATATAAGTAAGATATTCTACTAATTCATCTTCTATACTCATCTCCTTATCTAGTATTAGTACTGCTTCTGTCTTTCTCTTTATTAACTTTTTGTCTAAAAGTTCTGAATTTGCAACTAAAGAAAGGTCAGCAATATCACCTTCTAACTCATATATAGTATGGTGATACTCTGTAGGAAGCATATCGCGTTCCGAGGACACTAGCTTTCTTATTAACTGTGGAAGCTCAAATTTATGCCATGTCCAATCGGTTGTATCTGTATCTATTATAATGTAGCCTGTATCTACCTCAGTTCTATGAAAAGAGGTAGTCATAGGACTACCTGGGTAAACTAAGTTTAATTGTGTATTTTTATGACTATGCAAGTCACCCGCAAATACTACGGGGAAAGGCTCAAACCTTTTTAAGTCTACTTCTGGAGTAACATGCGGAGGAATGGCTCCTCGCACATGAGTAAACAATGGCTTTCTTGGATTAAAGTCTGTAACATGCCAGTTGCCATGTAACTCTCTGTACGGGAGCACTCCAAAATGATCTTCATTGTGAATAGAGTCAATTATTTCTATCCTACTATTCACCTCCTTACTTGCCTTTTTCAATTGTGTCAGAAAAGTTTTATGTTTTTTAGTGGCTTCGTGATTTCCGTCGTACACTAAGGTACGAACCTCCGTGCCAGAGATAAAGTCAAAAAACAACTCTAATTCACCCATTGACGGGACTCTATCAAATAGATCCCCGCCAATGATATGAAGATCAACATTTTTTTCTATATCATGTATATCAGAAAAGAACTTTAAATACCGTTCACGCGCCCAAGCCTCGGGTACATTCTTTTGCCCTAGTTTAATATGCCAGTCGGCTGTGAACAGTATTTTCATTAGTAAGGAAGATCCTCTGTTTCAAGTTCTTTTGATACTTCATCAGGCACTGCCGCAGTAGTACCCATTACTGATTCTAAAAAGGTCTTTTGCTGATCAGTAGAAGGCCTAGGCAGGATGTCATCCATAGACTTCAATTCTTTAATTAAAGCCTCCTCTGCACTATCTAAAGCTCTAGGCTTGCATTTCAAAGCCTGCAACGTATATTCTACGTTGTATACGTTAGGCCCAGTT